TTTAGCTGTCAGCGCCTCCGATGCCCGTGCGCACTCCGCAGATCCACGGGACGTTATGCGCAAGAACTTCATGGACGTAGGTGCCAAAGGTCCACTGTCGGGTCTGGAGCGGCCACTCAATTGAGTAGTAGTCGCGCTGTGTCAGCATCCCACGAACAAACGGCAGACGGCTGGACGGGTACGGATTGTCTGCAATGTCGTAGTAGATCGTCCCGGCCGGGATCATCGGATGGATCCGCAGCGGGATCGCCTGGCCACCCAGCTGCGACATGGAGAACTTCGACTGGTATGCGCTCACGACAGCGCCGCCCAGAATGTTGTTCTGACTGTCGCGTGCGTAGTCGAAACGAAACGCGCCCGGGTTCCCACCGTTCGCCATGATGGTCTGATCGATGAAGACCTTCGCATCACTGGCGCACCAGATCGCGTTCGGTACCGCCTGGAAATTGTCCCAGAAGTACTGCAGATCGGTGTCGATCTCTTCGATGCCATTCGCGCCGTCGCTGGTGAGGCTCGATCCTTCCATGTCGACCCAGCGCCCCTGAGCGGCAGCGTAGGAAAACAGGCCATTGAAGTCGCGGGTGTTGAAGCTGTGATCGGTACCGAAACCCGTGACAGCCGTCGCGTTCGCTGCCTGAGTTCCAGTCGTCGGATCTGCTTTCAGCGTGTAGTTCGGGAACTGCGTGATCGCGACAAGATGGTGATCTCCGATGACCATGTTGTCTGTCGCTTTGATCGCGATATACCACGCATAAGCGAATGCGCCGATGACACCGTCGCAGGTGAACGTCACCCAGTGGTTCGTCGTTCCCGTCAGAACAGAGTTCGACACGGCGCTGATCGCGCTGGTGCCCGCGTTGATCGTGTCCTGCGATCCGTCCGCGTTGGTTCGGGTGTACTGGGTCTGCAGACCATCTGCCACTGTCGGCCGGGTCACATACCCATACTGGGCATTGTTCGGATATCCGAGAGCAGTGATCGCGACGCAGTAGGCGCTGACGTATCGCGCATCGGTGATGCCCACGCCCGCTGCGAGTGCAGCGACAGGGGTGTTCATCGTACCCAGAGCAAACCCGCCCTGAGAATTCGCGCTGCCGGCATTGCCGAACAACATGATCGACTCTTCCTGCAGGAACAGTTCGTGCATCCCACGCAGATGTTCATCAGCCAGGTTATCGGTGTAACCCTCGCCAGCGAACTGCGATGTGAATGTCGCTGCGCGTTCGATGCCGAGTTCCTTGTACAGCGCCATGTAGTCGATCTCGTCGGGGATCACGCTGGCATTGCGCTGTCCTTCACTGACGCCCGCGTACACGGTCCCGAAGTTCCGCGTCGCTTTCCAGTGCGCGGCGGTACCGACGCCCGCATTGACGCGTCCCTCACGGGGCAGCATGTTGCGGAACGGGGTGTTCACCGGATAGATCAGGTATGCAGGTCCACGAAGATCGTAGAAATTGAACCCGATCGCGCTGGTGAACCCTGCGCTGGTGACGTCCTTCTGCAGCAGTCGCGCCTTGAACAGAGCTTTGGCATACGCCATGCGCTGCCCCTTCTGCAGGTTTCCTTCCTGCTCAGTGACAGGAGGGTTGTCGCGGAAGGTCCGCATTTTCTCCAGCTCTGCCGGGGGCATCTTGCTGGCGAACTCTTTGTTGAAAGCGCTTTGCTCCTGCAGGTAGTTCGCATAAACCTGCTGGGGCAGAATGTTGGCAATGTTTCGCATGGTTCTCCTTTAGAAGCTCGACGCCTTCAGGTCGGACGGGTTGGACGTTTCAGCAGCTTTGGTGATCTGTTCACCAGGCCGCGGAACCAGTGTCAGTTTCGCTTTCGCTGCTTCAGCCTCAGCGACCGCTTTCGTGGCTGCAGTCTTGACGAGTTCATCGATCTCAGCCTGCGTGTACTGCTTCGATCCCTTCGCCAGCTCTGCTGCCTTGCGCAGCTCTTCAGCTGCAGCATCTGCTGCCAGTTTTTCTGCTGCGAGTTCTGTCGCAGTCTTCTCGACGACTTTCTTCGCGTCGCCCTCGTCTTCGTCGCCCATCAGGGCCTTGCACATTTCCATTCCCTTGCCGAGATGGTCGTGCAGTGACTTCATGCTGGCTTTCGCCTTCGCCAATGTATCGGCGGATTTCTTGACCTTGGCCTCGAGTGCTTTGATCTCTTCAGGCGTCATGTTCTTAACTCCTTTTTCCAGTCCGGCGAGAAGCTCTTTCGATTCCTCGTCAGCCATTTCCATGAAGCACGCGACTGCATCACGCAGCAGCTGTGCCAACTTCTCGGGCATCGGTGAGTCGTCGCCTTCGTAGTCGCGTTCGTACAGCACATCGGTCTGCATCCACTTCAGCGACTCGATCAGTCGGGCCATGTCCTGCACGGTATACATGCCCTTTGCCAGCTTGCCCTTGGCCTGGCTCTTCAGTTTCGCAAAGTCGATCGTCAGCACATCAGCAGCGGGCGGCGCCGTGGGGGTGATCTTGCAGAGTTCAGTCGTGCCGTCTGCCTTCACATAGTCGTAGGTGGCTTCAGACAGGCAGGGGTTGTCGACGAGGGAGACTTCGGTAGGATCTGCTGTGTAATAAAGCACGCCGTTGTCACGCCACGTTTTCACGTAGGAACCGCCCTGCGAGAAACCCGTGTAGACCCGTTCGACGACTTTGTTCCAGGCCACATCGTCGACGACTTTGAATGCCATGTGGATCGTCTTGGCTTTGTCGTCGAACTCGATCGACTTGCCGACGCCGACTGCAGAGAGCTGGTGCATTTCACGCAGCGGGCCGATCGACTTGCCGTCAGTGGCTTTGCTGAATCGTTCGTTGAGAGCTTTGTAGAACGGAGCGGTCGAGTCGTAGTCCATGACTTCGCCGTCCTGATCGGGGATCTGCGCAGTGACAAGCCCGTAGACCATGCGCTGGGCTTCGTCGACCTTGGTGAAGGGAGTTTTTTTCTTTAGCTTTTTGATCGTCTTTTACGACGGTCGGCCCTAAAGAGCAGCGGAAACCACTCGATCGAGCGGGTTGCCGCCGCCTCTATGCCAGAACTCACTGAGACAAACCCAAGAACAATCGCACGATAAGGGCAGGGGTCGATCGTTTGCAAGGGAAAATTATTCAGTGAACCCTGTCGCGACGACGACGCACTCGCAGCGTGGGTGAGCTGGCGGGTAAAGATTGCCACTGGGGAACAGGTGTCCGAACTCGACTTCGACGTCCTCGTTGTCTTCGCAGATGCACTCCTGCGTGTGATCTGCTGACAGGATCCATTTCAGTTTCGTCACGACGTTCGCCGCTTTCCAGACCTCGAAGTTCCCGCCGCTCTGGGCAAACTGGACTTCAGTCTTTGCGATCATCGTCGCCCGTGAATCGCTGAACGCGCCCGCGTCCCTGATCTTGTCGATGATCGTCTGCAGCGGAGTGTCGGTGTCGAACGCATCGCGCACGATCGTTCGGATCTCGTCTCTCGTCGACGAGCTGATCGCCCATTCTGCATTCGGGTTCTCGACGAGGGTGCCGTCCGCCTGGCGACGCATCCCGACCAGCTCCGCGCCGCGATCGTTTGCATACGTCTGCGCGACAGTGTTCGCTTCGTCGATCATTGCGGTGTCAGTGATGCCGGCGACGGTTGCGCCGTGATGAACTCCGCTTCGGCCCGCGTCGTTGAGGGATGCAGTGATGTCGTCGACGACGCTGGCGTATTCTGCAGCGATCGCTTTGTAGATCTCGTCAGCGACTTCCGCGGGGGTCTTCTCAGCTTTGACGAGGTGCTTCGCTTTGCGCGTCGCGTGCAGCTGCTGCTTCGCGAAGAGCTTCGTCAGGGTGTGATGTATCGCGCCTTTCGCGGCTGATGACTGCACTGTCAGCTGCGAGGGGTCGATCGTAAACTTCCCACCCTTTACGAATTTTAGAGTTTTTTTTTGACTGTCTTCCGGAGGTTTGCCCCCACCGAAACCGCCAGGCGCCGGGGGTGGCATCGCGTCAGCTTTCGCTTTCGCACGTTTCACTTCTTCGTCAGCGCTGACTGGGATCGCGCCGGTCGCGGTGATGATCAGCAGCATGTCTGCTTCAGCTTCAGGTCGCGGATCCAGCCCATCGTCTTCGCGGTTCTCGTTGATCGTGTGTTCACCCGTGCGCAGTTTGATCTCGTTGATCTGCGCCTGCTTCAGCGGGTCGACGTCAGTCTGCTCTTCGAACGCAGCTTCGTAGTCGAAGAACCCCAGCTTCTGCTGGATGATTCGATTCCAGATCGCACCGCAGAGCCAGTCGAGCCACGGTTCAAGGCCTTCTTTCTCAGCGCTGGTGTCTGCCGACTCTGACGTCGCGCGGTTCATCATGCGCATGAGTCGCTGCGGTGACTGACCGAACGCGAAACACAGACAACGAATCACCAGGTCGTCGAACGGATCCGACAGCATTGCTTCTTTCGGGAACAGGATCTGATCCTTCCCTTCAGGCGCGAACCCTTGAATCATTCGCAGCTGCCGCTTCTTCGCGAGATCCCCTGCGAGATCACTGACCATCCACGCCTGCGCTTCAGCGATCAGATCGACGGGCACGCCCGGGGGCACGATCTGCAGCGCGTCGGGAATTGTTCCTGCTGTGTAGAACTGCAGCTGACTGTCGAGACGTTTCGACCCGACAGCGATCCAGTGAATCGCCTGTTCAACGGGGCTCATGCCATAGAGCCGATATGTTGGGACGTTGCGCGGGGCGTAGATCAGCTGTTCAGTCGTCAAGTTCACCATCGGGATCCCGTACCACAGCTGGGCATAGGCGGGTGATGGGGGCAGCGGGGTATAACCCTGCTCGTCGATGTAGCGCGTGATCGTCGCGCCGTCGATCGCACGCAGCTCGATCAGTTTGCCTGACGATGTCGTGCGCATCAGCACGCTGGCGGCGTCGATGATCAGCATGTCGTCCATGATCTTGCGCGTGAACTCGCTGCGATTCTGTTCAGGGTTTGGGAACTCGATCAGCGCGGTGAGGTCCTGCAGGATCTTCTGATCGGGTTTTCGCTTCGCGTATTCCTTCGACGTTTCGCCTGGCCGTCGACGCAGTCGGATATTGACGGGCATCCGACAGACCTGATCCTTCACGTTTTCGATGATGACGCGCACCATGTCGTACATGGACGCCTCACGCAGCTGCCCCGCTTTCAGCGGTTCATTGGCGCGAGGGGTGAAGATCAGATTCTGCCCGGGAGGGAATTGAATGCCGCGCGGTTGCGTTCCCTCGGGCGCGATCGGGCGCACGGGCTGCAGGGGACCGAACCAGTCCGACGTCTCGACGCCGCGAATGTCGTTCTGCGGAGCTTGGAACAATTGCGTCAGCGCCGCTGCAAGTGGACCCATGGGTTTGATCGACAGTGACGTCTGCGCTCGACTCATGATCGAGAGTTATAACACGGGCGGAAAAATTCGCCTCAGATAGAATCTTTCTTCGGTGGGTCTGCTTTCCACCATCGATCTGATTTCGCGACGCACTCTTCGAGCCAGGTCGCTTCGCAGATCGTGCACGTGTGCTGCACGTAGGGACGTTCGCCCAGATTCTGATCTGCCAGCCCCTTCACCATCTTCAGCTTGCCCTGCCAATTCCCGCACGCGGGGCACTTCGCGTTCACGTTCACAAACGGGCCGCGGCGGTAGCTTTCGATGCGTGGTTTCCAGTGGTAGAACCACGTGATCAGCAGCAGCGCGACGAGGGTGATGATCAGCACGCCGAGATAGATCCACATTGAACGATTCATTTATTGAGGTCCCTTCTGCTGAAGCCAGGTTGAATGACGGGGCCACCCCACTGATGACCGCACGCGTTACATTTCCACGTGCCGGCGATGCGCACGATCATCGTCGCTGCGCATTGTGGGCAGGCCTTTGTCTGAGTGTTCGTCACGGGTTTCTGCAGCGTAGACGTCTGCACTTTGACCAGATCGTTCGACGTGTCTGCAGCTGCTGGGGGTGTCGCTGCTGTTTGCGGGGGTTGTCCGTTCGCGGCGGCTGCCAGTGATTTCATATAGTCGACCAGTGTCATCGTCAGCGTTAACTTTCGAATCTGCGCGAGTGCCTGCGTGCACGCATCGACGTCGTCGTCGTGCGTCGCGTTCGGGAATCCCGCGTGCTGTTCTATGAAGTCGTGCACCCAGCCCACGGGCACCAGCACGCCCTGATCATTGCGTCGGCCTGGCAGGTAGACATTGTGCGCTTCGACTTCGCCCGATACGGCATACGCTCGGGAGATCTTCCCACCCTCGGGTTCGACGGGCACCATCCCAGAGATCTCAGCCTTCATGTCGTCGATGACTGCGGTGCCGTTGGCTTTGTCTTCGATGAACTTGCGATAACTCTTTGGGTGTTTGGCAGACATGGTGCGCACTGCCTGCTTTGTTGCACCAAACGACATTCGATCATTGACGCGATCGATCAGATACTTGTTCGCCCCTTTATAACCCCAGACCTGCCCCGACACAAAATCGGAGGTCTTCGTGTCTTTGAACGCGCAGTCCCAGCTCTGGATCTGCTCTGTCAATTCTGGCGGTACTGCTGCGTCGTAGAATCGCCAGTCGTCTCGTTTGAAGATATTGCCGCCGATGGGTGAGGGGCGCCCCTGATACAAAGCTGCCCACTGCGCAGAGCTGATCAGCCCGCCGTCGCGAATCGCGAGAAGCGACTCCAGACTGAAACGTTCGACGCTGAGCGGATCCCCCGCCTTGCGATGTGGTTCGTCGACTTCAGCGATCGCAGGGAAGTTCACGACTTTCCATCGCCCCTTCTCTCGATCGATCAGTCGACCGATGATGTCGTCAGAGTGCCAGCGTGTCGCCATCACGATCACGCCCCCGCCTTCCTGCACGCGTGTCATGACTGTCGTCGCCAGCCAGTTCCAACTTCCTTCGCGAATCGTTTCGCTTTGCGCCTCGAGGTCGTCTTTCAGCGGGTCGTCGACGATCACGATATCGGCCGGGTTACCAGTGAGGGATCCCCCGCGGCCGACAGCGCGATAGCTGCCAGCCTTGCCGACGATCGTGAAGAAGTCGCTGCGACGTTTCTCTGCAGCGCTCTTCGCGTTCAGAGCCAGGATGCGGGTCTTCGGGAACAGTCGGGAGTACTCCTCGGAGTCGATGACCTTCTGCACGTCAGTCGAGAAGCTCTCAGCAAGATCTGACGCGTATGCAGTGCCGACGATGCGCCAGTCGGGATTCTTACCGAACGCGTATGCGGGCATCCGTCGACTGGTGAGTTCAGACTTGCCGTGCTGGGGTGGCGCTGAAAGAATCAGCCGCGGTGCACGTTTCGCAAGGACGTCTTCGATGAACTGATCGAGAGCTGCTCCGACTTCGCGATGGAACCATCCGGCCTGGTAGTTCGACTTTGTGGTGAGGGTGAAGTCGACAAGATCACGACGGGCGAGTTCGTCATTGATCTCCTGCAGCGTCGCGTCTTCGAGCCTTCTCGACGATCGCACGGTACGCGAGGAGTTCTTCTTTGCTGAGCTTGCTGAGGTCGATGCTGTCTGCGATTGTTCGGATCGGTTCGCCACCTTCGACGCCGCTGAGTTCGATGCGCTGGGTCGCTTTGCCCTCGATCGCTTCTCTGATTTCGGTGGCGTTACCGTGTCGTCCTTTGGCGGCGTTGAAGAATTGACCATAGGCTACTGCATCTGCCCATGTTGCTTTCTCGCCCAGCTGCAGCACTTCGCGAATCTTTTTCGGCACACGGCGCCGCCCAAGCAGCATGTATGCCTCAGTGATCGGTCGACGTTTCGGTCGACCCCCGGGGTTGCCTGACTTTCCCTTTGTGAACGGTTTAAGATTCGCTTTCTGCTTCTCATTGGGCATCGGAGTTTTGGAGCGTGGGGGTCGGTGCTAACCCGCCCTTTCCCGACTGGTCGTCGGGCGTGTCGTCGGTATCACTTCCCACGCGCTTTGGGTACGGTCTGCTGAGTGGCTGCAATTGCTTTCGCATGTCATCGTCGAGGGGCATCAGATAGCGATACTTCCCCGGGAGTTCCACGATTCTACACTCGTCGGGCTTGGGCACCACCCTGTATCGGCCGTATTGCTTTCGAACTCCAGTCGGTGACACCTGACGATTGTGCAGCATCTTGCCATCGGGTCGCACGTATTGCTTCGTGGGCGCTGACTGTCCGCAGAAGATCCAGTTCGTCGCCTGGTAGATTCCGCCGTGATGCCCGTGCGATGGATCCGCAAACGAAATGACGAGACGCATCCCCGGCGACTGCTTCTTCAAAAACGTCAGCGCGATCCTGATGATCTTCGACACGGGCGTCACGTGCTTCGTCAGGGCGATGCGCGTCAGCTCACAGCCTTCAGTCTGCGCGAGTCGATAGGGGTTCAGCAGACTCGGGCTGGCACCTCGAGAGAA